AAAGGGTCGAGGAAAGCCTCGTTGATTGACCCCGCAAAGAGCCAGGAATAAGATCATGCCGGGATATAAAATAAAACATTTTAATCTAGATAATTGTCGGCCGAGCTCTTTGATCGGTCACCAAGCTAAATCATTATATAATGCACACCACGCATTATTTTAGCCAATTTACCAAAAATTTTAATATGTATTTTTTGAGACCCTAAGTGTTCTCTACAATTTCAATTTTTGTAATCGTTTTATGAAGACTTAGCCTGGGCTTCAGCCGATGCCTGCATCAAGAAGTCAATTAATTTTCCGTTATACTTCAATCTTCCAAGATGACCCAATTCAATAGATGGATCTGTCCAAATAGAGCCACCTATTTCCTGCCAGTATCTGCAAAAGCCATAGTCTTCTGAAAGGAATCTATTTGTTTCAGGATCAACGTATGAATTAAAGAGAGCGTAGGCATTATCTTTTTCTTCACCAACAAGCGTCCCGGTATCATCAACATATTTCAATTCTGGGTGTGCAGCAAACAGTTTCTCAAATGCTGACCTTGAGATACACATAAACCCTGTACCCGCGTCATAAACAGATATAGCACCTTTTTCAACTTGAACCTTGTTCTCACCAGTCTTTACTGGATTAACAACATATCTAATGCTATTTTCAAGAAGCTTTTTAGGTTCCATTCCATTCTGAACATTCTTCACAACTTTTTCCCAGTTAATATCTTTAATGGGATACGCACCAGTTATGATTTCCTGATCATGCCACAACATTTTAAGAATATCTTCATGGTTAAAGCTAATATCAACATCAATAAAAATGAGGTGAGTAAATTCTTTATTAGCCATAAATTTAGCGACAAGTTGGTTCCTGGCTCTACTGATGAGGGAATCACTAATTGTAGAGATAGAAAATCTCATACCCAATTCTTTAAAGGCCATTGAGGTTCTAAGCATTGACATAAAGAATGGTTCTGTCAATTGATTATCGTAACATGGAAGCCCAAACATAGGACACCACGATTTAATTTGGTCATTTGTAATTTCAATAGTTTGCTGTTCGACGTTGATCATGCAAACATTATGACATAAAAAAAACCCCCGTGCTTTACACACGGGGGTTTTTTATTGCTTTATGGGCAAATATTTTTTTTACAAATTACTTGCTCTTAGGCTTGGTGCTAACGCCAGTAACTTCTTTTGCCTTAACAGTTTCGTTAACGGAAACCTTTTCGTTGCCCATACGGGAAGCCTTGAAGTAAAGTTTATGGCTCTCAGCATCGTAACGAATGATGATCTTGTAATTGAGTTTCTTAGCCTGCGCACGAATTCTCTGTTGCATTGAGTTATACGGTTTGCCGGGAAGAACATTGTCAATACAGAACTTATCACCGCTATTAACAGACTCATTCAAAGCATTGATAATTGCCTGCAACTCTTCGGACACACGACCCGAACGAGAAATCTCAGGGAAATTGTCAACCTTATTGAGAGTGAATCCTGCCATTTTATTTTCTCCTATTCCTTGATGTTTTATTGTATTTATAAAATCAGTACGCCGAATCGGTCGCCGTATCTGTTGGCATTGACTTTATCACCTGCCTTGCCAGTAGCAACGCCGAACCGTGATTTTTTTATTCCGAGTAGTGAACTTTTTGTAAAAGCTCTGAATCACTCAGGATTAGTCGCAGGAATTCTTGTAACGACTTCATCACCTTTTTCTAGACTCTTTAGACGCGATTTGAGTACCGCGTTCTCAAGATTTAAAGCAGAAATCTGATTTACAAGTTCTTCAATTACTAAATTAACGTCTATTTGATTGTTATTCATATCGATTCTATCCATTTCTGTGCATCAACTGATTGTTGAGAATATCCTGGAGTAAATTCTCCAAGATTATTATTATACACCTGCACCGTGCCATAGTCTTCTAAATCCTCGTATTTTTCAAACAAAGGATCTGGGGTAAGTATCTCAATGTCTACTTCTTCAGTTAACGCTACATTTTGAACACAATTAAAAACAGAACCGGCCAACGCATCTGCCAAGTCCTTTGAGCCAGTTGTAGGGTGATCTATTTTATTATTGCTAAACAACTTTAACTTAAGAAGTTCCTCTTCAACAAGAAGTTCATTCCAATAACCTCTAAGTCGAGTATCATACATTGCTGTCATAAGAGTGTCATAATCCGTTTTCTTAACGCTATGAAAATCTGCATTAATACCTTGAGCTCTTAAGCTTTGGATCATCTCAACAGACTGCCAGCGGTCAAACGTAACCTTTGCAACATCAAATTTTCTACATAAATCTATGATCATTTGTCTTACTGATGCAAAGTTAATTTCGTTTCCAACAGAAGCTTCCCAAGAATATATGAGATCAACATTAATAATTGGAAGAGTCTCTACGCCCATTGATGTTTTTATTTCTTTAAGACCAACACAATGAGACATACAAAGAGCAGCACGATCTCGCTTTAAACCCAAGTCAACATGAATAAATCTAGTTTGTCCGTCTGTTCCATTAAACCACTTTTTAAATTGACCTTCTTCGTCAACAGGGCTTTCTCCATACATAAATGATTTACGAACGCGATCTGGATCTCTAAAGTAAGCGTCTTCCATGTTTGGAGGATTGCATTCAAATCTTGATGCTGCTTCAATAGGATTTCTTTCATACTCTGATTTCAAATCCTCTTTTTTAATAGTTGGATTTACTTCCCAAGTCGCAGCCTTTATGAACCAAGTTTTTGTCTCATTCTTTTGTTGAGCTCCATAGTATCTTTGCTCAATAAAGTCACCCTTATATCTAGGGAATGAAAGAAGAATAACTTTCCCTATTTCCGGGAAACGAGACATAACAGATAACTTGCTCATGTTATAGATCGCTGATGCCGACCCTTTTGACCTTGTTTCACCTTTAAGTTCTATGTCAGTTTTAAATGCAGCAATTTCGTCAAGAATTACTGTCATAACTTCATAACCTTCCCAACCTTCACTTTCTGAGTGACCAGAGAAACATCTAACTGGTCTTGAAAAGAAGAATATTTCTGAGACTCTTGGTTCAAACCCAACACTGTTAAAATATGGAGAACTAAGTAACAAGTTTTTAAAAGGCTCAAAGAAAACTCTTTGTGCTTGTTGAGCGTTAACGGCAAGGTTAAGCAAGTCAATATACACGTTGCCAGCTTTTCCGTAGTAATTAAGCGGATCTCTTAGGCAATGTAAGAGATAGGCCGTATACGCAATTGAGATTCTTGCACAATGGTCTTTGCCAGAACCTTTACCCAACATGCAAATAACTTCATTATCTGTATATTTTTTGTAGTATTCTCTACCTTCATCTTCTCCTAAAATTTCAATTAGTGTGCGTTCTTTGAAGATTTGTGTGCTATGCTTCACGATCTCTAATTGAATCGGGGACAGAGGGGGTAATCCTAAATATTTTTTATCTTGAACAAAAACTTCAATCGGTACAGGTTGTTCAATGAGATCTTCTTTTCTCAATAGACGATCAAAATCTTCAAAATTAATATTTAATCCGAGAAAATCGGACATACAATCTCCTAACTACGTTGAGTTGGCTTTATGGGGAGCCTACTCCGTAAGAAACGCTGGAAAACTTTATGGGAGCTTTTTACCGTCACAAATTGTGGATAAATTGCTCGTCACAAGATTCACAAAGTATACCAGATTTCTTTTTTAATTTTTTGTTATATCTATCTGGAGTTCCCCATTGACATCTCTTTATTCCAGATTCTTTGACTTTTTCTTCTAACTCACGAATATATTTTGCAGTTTCTGGATAGAAGAATTCTATTTGAGATAATTCGTTTTCTTTTGCAAATGCCCCGCAAAGACATTCACCGCTCATATGGAGATTTGATGAAACTTCATTAACTGGCAGATTGTTAATTCTTTTATAATCTGCCATATTTTTATTGTTCCAGTGAGCAATTGGGGCAACCCAAATAATGCTGCCCTCTTTCATTATGTCATCGGTTGTCCTCTTACGACGAGACGATTCAGAATACCTAACTCCAGTGTAATACTGAACTAAATCTCTTTTTCTATTAGTAACAAACATATTCCGAACATCTCTCAATGCTCTCTGCTTTAGCCTGTTATACATTAAATAGTGTTGACTTGGACCAGGAAAACCAAATTTCATTATAAGCTCTTCATAAGTAGAACCAGATGGTGGACTTTGTTCGATAAGTTTAAGCCCATAATCTTTACAAGTATTTCTTACAAATTGCCTTGTTTGTTCTATGCCAATACCTGTATTAATATGAACAGAATAATCAACAATATCTTTTGTCAGATGTAGCACAACTACGCTGTCGGAACCCCCAGAAAAAAGAGAAAATCTTCCTACTGTTTTGGGATAAAGTTCATTGGCAAGTTCTATGATTTTATGAGATATCTCAATACAGTCATCTAGAGATAAAGAATCTATTTCATCTGGAGAAATAAAGGTAAACTTTCGCCTCTGCTTCTCAGCTTCTCTATCTCTAACCTTCAATTATTTCACCATCTTGGACATCATCATCTTTGCCCATAATTTCAAAAGCGATAGCAAGTTCTCTTCTTACTTGATCCGCAATCTCTGGGTGCTGTGAAATAACATCTCTCAAAATTTTTGACAAAATCTGATTAACATTTTCTGCCTTCTGCATTCTTCCGATGTATTCACTATCAGCCTGATTACCGCCCATCAATTTATGGAGTTGGGCTTTCTTTGTAGCAATATCACTTGCCAACTTAATTGCCTGAATTCTAGCCGGGACCATACCGTGATCTGTAGCAATGTTGACTGTTTCCCAAGCCTCTTTGCTTAATTGATCAAACTCTTGAAGAGCCTTAATTGTATTAAACTGGATTCTTTCAAGAAAGTATGGATCTTCATCAGCCTGCCTATTGATGATCTTTTTATACTCTGATATATACTCTTTTGCCTGTGTAGTACTAATGCTTAAAAGAGATGCTATTTCATGATATGAATAACCTTTAACAGCAAGAAGGCCAGCTTCTTCTATATCACGAACTTTATCTATTATTGTTTTTTCTTTATATTCTTCAATATTTGACATAATCTATTTTCAAAACCATCTATTGCAAAATCCCAAGTCATTTTTTCATAATTCTTGGTTGCATTTTCATATGTGTATTCAGATACATATTCATAGTTCTGAAATACATATAACATTTTATCACATAAGTCTTGGAAATCTGGCTCAGCCCATGTGCCAGAGTCTCTATATATGCCACCAAGATTAACATCAACCTCTTTATAACCTAAAGGCACTGATAGATGAGCGTATTCAGTACAGGCCGTAGCATTTGTGCAAATTGTAGGTATGCCTTTTGCAATTCCTTGCATCGGCATAAAGCCCCATCCTTCACCGCTTGTAGGGAAAACAACACAGTCAGCCAGATCATATAGTTCTGCTAGTTCTTTTGAAGTAATATCATCTTCATACACCGATATTTTTGGATGATTAACAAGTGGAGTTACAGAGCTTGTCCCTGGATTAATTCTTGCATCAGGCGGACCCATTGATTTATATATAAGCCGACAGTTTTCATCTCCACCAAATAATTTTACGAATGCATTTACAGTTAATTGACTGTTTTTCCTTGTTGATGGCGATCCGATGCTGAAAAACGTGAATGGTGAATGTCTGTTTCTTCTCACTGGGAAGTACAAGGAATCGTCTACACCGAGCTTAAATTCATAGATCGGCACAGTCACACCAGATCTTTTAAAAACGTCTACAGCCCATTGAGAAGTCGTCCAGATTTCATCCATGCTGTTCATTGGTTCAATCCAAGAGTCTGGCAGTTTATTTGTTTCCCAATAAGTAAATCCAATATTATAACCATCTGACTTAACGTATCCTTCAGGGAGCGTATTGTTAATCAGGATATCGGTTGATACAGTTGATGGCTTTCTTATGTATTGAATATTTATAAAACTATTTCCAAGAATGGAAACCTCATTTGGCGGAGTTGCACACAATTGTTCAATGTGAAAACCTCTACGCTCTAATCTGGAAACAATGTCGTCTGTAGATGTCTTATATCCTTCATTTCTAGTTGAATTAGCAACTCTGTTCCAATAAATTTTTGTCATTTTAGTCATTATACAGAAAAAGACCCCTTTCGGGGTCTTTTCCCATAATTAATTTTAATTACTTAGAAACAACTCGGTAGATTGTAATCTTATTTGTCTTTGCAAAGACAACGAGTGTTTCGGTATCGGTCAGTTTTCTGTTCATAGAGATATCTTATCAAAAAATAAAGTCTTAACAGAAAAGTTAATGAAAGTTATTTTAAATATTATTCTTCCGCTGTTGGGAAAGCTAATTCTAGGCCTTCTTCTTTTGCAAAATTTAAAAGTTCATCAACACTGTAACCATGCTCCCTTGTAAACTGAACTCTATAATTCATCCAGCCAACAACTCCGCGCCAAAATTTCTCATCAGTATTTTTAGATAGTTCATCAAGTTCTTCATCCGAAAGAAGGAAACTTAAAACACCTAATGGCATATAAACAACCATGTTATAAGTATTGTCTTTGGATTCAGAATACTCCTTAAGAAGCATCTGGAATTCTTTTATAATTTTCCCTACGCCATCTCCAGAATAGTAATCAATACCACCGTAGGCATTTCTAATTCTAGGACAGAAATCATCTACTGTGGTTATTGTTCCAAATGTCCTACAAACCATAGGTCTGAAACCGTAGATGGTGCATCCACCTTTATAGAAAGCACAATGGCGATCAGTTTCCCCATCTTGTTTCCAGTTCCCATCATACATGGCATTCTTCAAATCATTAACGACCTGACCCATCCAAGTATCAGCAGCCTCTTGACCCTTATCTTCTAGAGTAAGATAGTATTGCTGTCTTAATCTAAAGGCTATGTTGGCACATTCAGCCATGTGTATTTTAAGACCAATTTTGCAACAATTACCCGATCCAAGACACTTAAATTCTGTAGCGTTTTGCTTAGCTTCAATAATTCTTACTTGATTATAAGACATATCCAACTTTGAAAATAAAAATATGTCTTTTGTATTTACACTTCTTCTCACATTTTGCCTTTCTTCATAGCTCTTCTTCTCTTCTGCATTTCTCGCCGTTTTTCTTCAGCACGCTTTTGGGCTGGCGACTTTTCTCTTTTTTGACCGCCTACACTAAGTTTTCTACCTTTACCTCTAAACTTCAGAAGATCATATTTTTTAACCCAGTTATAGACTGCTTGTGGAGTAACTTCAATGTTATAACTATTTTTAAGATGCTTACAGATATCTGTAAGATTCATTCTCCTAGTAACATACATCTCATACAGGAAGTTCTTATCTTTGTAAGGTTCATTAGCCATTGTTTACCAAAATATATTTCTTAATATACCAAAGACCTATCCCGGCAGCGTCAATAATATCATCATCAGCAAATCCGATTTCATCATTAACGAATAAATCTTTGACTATTGCCCGAACCCTGTTCTTCCGTTCTTTCTTTGCTTTTAACTGGGCCGACCCCTTTTCACCATTCTTATCAAGAACTTCAATTTCTTTTTTAGTTAGATTTTTATATCCTATGCCGTTCTTCCAGATCAATGGGTTGACATCAACAATTTTGGTGCAGTAATTATCTGCTGTTCCCCAAGTGTAACCTATTATATAAGAGATAATCCTGCTTGATTCAAAATTCTGGACATAAATAGATTGTTCTATAACAAGAGTTTGGGGTTTGTATTCTTCGCAAATGCTTTTAATTGAAGATCCGATTATTCTAAATTTACCTACAACATCCGATACTTTTTTATAGTCTATCTTACCGCTCTGAACCAGTTTTATAGGATTTGGAGATTTCTTATCTATATCAAGAATAACCCAAGCAAGAGAATGAGATGATGGATCGACAGCAAGAATTCTAGTTTCTTTTGAGTTATTTACGATATTAGAAAGAACCATAATATAATTATACTTCTTTCCTTAATTTTTGCTCATCCCAACCCCAAGAAACAAGTCTTTTAATGAATCTTTCTTTTTTACATGCTTCACAAATCTTTTCATCATTGTATCTTGATAAGATTGTGTCACAACCATCAGTTTTACATATTCTTTTAGTTTGTCTATTTTTCTTTTTTTCGTAATAGTTTTCAAGAAGTTTTTTATTTGTGACTATTTTTCTACATTCTGCACTGCAATAGATAGTGTTGTACACCTTAGCGGTGAATTTATTCTTGCAATCTACGTTTGCACAAACTCTTTCTTCTTCAATAAACATCTATTACTAAAATGGAGTTTCATCAGTCTCGCTTGATGATTGTCCTTCTCCCCAACACATAGCAGCCAGATCGCAAGAAGAGCAATTTGCAGAGGTTCTCTTGTATGGTTGCTTAGGTATTTCATTGTCTAAATAAGACTGATAAAACCCTCTATACTTCTTAAATAGTTTATCAATAAAATCGTCATCTTTTTCGATATATATTGGCAATATTTCCTGATTATTTTTATTTTCGTAAATAACATAACCAGCAGGTAGGTCTAGGCATCGCATATAAATCTGTGCTTGCCTATAGTGTTCATCTTTTGGCTTATTATATAGCTGTCTATAATGGAATCCCTCAGAACTTATTGATTTGAGTTCAATGAGTTTATGACCATACCAATCAATAATCCCGTCTGCTGTGCCCTCAATCGGCGGGTCTTGATATGTCACGGGAATTTCTTCTGCAACGAGTATGCCCATACCTCTTAAATAACCATAAAGTCTTTCATGAACAGCATGTCCATTATCGAAAATGCGATATGTCTGAGGATTAAATGATGATGTTACTTCCACGCCATTAAAGAGGTAATACCAATATCTACCACATTGATTTGTATAACTTGGATGGAACCCGCCGACCTTTTTAATTGCTGGAGCGTTTCTCTTTGATAGGTGAACATCAATTGCATCAACAAGTTCAATCCGCTTCTCTTCGTCAGTCTTCAGAATGAGCGGTTCTTTTGGTTTTCTAAGCGCACTAATAGATTTCATTGAAAGGATCCTTTTGCAGCAATTTTTAGTGCATTAATATTTTCAGTTAATGCCTCATACATTGTTTTCCAAACGTCATTAACAAACTTATCTTGTTCTGACATCACACTAGATTTTCTTTTATAAGCCTGTGATTTAACTATCATCAAAGTTCTATAAGCAGCCAGGACGTTTAGATACTTTATTGCTTGCATTCCTACATAATGCTCTGGTCTATCAATTATGTCCTGAACTATTTTAACACATTCAATGAACTCTTCAGACTTATCTCCCATTTGCTCTGCGAGCCAGTCTGTCTCAACAATAATATTCAACAATTTCTCCTAACTTATCATTTTGTATATATTTTAGATTTACATCATTAACCTCTGGAAATACCAGAGGCTCTATGTTTAGATCAATTAAAAATCTATGTAGATATGCAAATTGAAGAATCATAGCAGACTCGTATGAAAAAAGTTCCACTTTATGACCCAATTCTGACATAATCAACTTCAAAATCATCGCGCCCTCAGCGTGTTCACTATACGCAGAATTAATATCTGGCTGATGATCCTTATTTTTTGACAATAAAGAACAATTGAAGTCTCTAGTTGTTATAACAATGTGATCGTAAAGATCTGCCTCTTGTATTGATATAAAGTTTTCACGATCACCATGAGGCAGACTTCTATGAGAGACAAGCGTTACCCCATCAGAAATGCTATGAAATCCAGACCAATGATCGAAATTCTTTATAATTCCGGTATTAACCGCAATTAATTTAGAAACAAACTTTGTACAACTAGACTCAAGACCGATGACAAGATAAGATTTTTTATCCATAGCCAATCAATTCTATACCAACAGAAGCCATTAAATATTGGCAACTATTAAAATCTTTGTATGCCGTATCTATTTTATAGACAACTTTCTTTATACCAGACGTAGAGATTAATTTAGAACAACTATAACATGGAGGACCATTGACTATCAAAGTTCCTCCTGTTCTCAATGAAATGTCTGAATACATTAAAGCGTTTGCCTCGGCATGCACAGCAATGCAATTATCATATTGACTGCCGTGAGGTGCATCCGATTGCGCTCTTGGGCAAGCACCTTCATCGCAATGACCATATTTTGGCGGAGAACCATTATAGCCAATACTAACAATTCTACCGTCTTTAGAAAGAATTATTGCAGCATATTTACGCCTTGTACAAGTAGAAAAAGCAGAGCCAATATGCTCTGCTATTTCCAACCATTTAACATGCTTATTCATTTTCTTCAATATCGCTCAATTCACAGCTAACACAATCAATATGATGATATCTTTCAATACACAGTGTACAAAAATAATGTCCACAATTTCCTACAATTACAGCAGGCAATGTACAACAAGAGCATATCGAATTTTTAGGAGCAGCAATATTCTCCCTATTTTTTTGCATATGGGAAATTTGCTTCCTTAAATCATTAATAATTTTGACCTGTGTTCTTATCAATGTCTCTAAGAAATGAACTCTATCATTTATCTTTTCAAGATATTTTTTATGAGACTCTTCATTCATTAGATTAACCTTTTCAAATGCATACCGATCCATGTAGCAACTGGTGATGCCACCGCATTACCGCACATTTTATATCTATTAGTATCAGCAACAACCTTGCCATCATGTGAAAATTTTGTATGATCATCAGGGAATCCCATAAGCCTTTCACACTCAGTAGGGGTTAACCTTCTAAGCAATAGTTCTGGAGTGCAAACTCCATGCTGACTTACTGTATCCAAAGTATAAGATGGATCATTAATATCACCAAAGCCTTTGCCTGCTGGACCAGCTGAGTCAGATCTGCCTATAATTGTACCCTGAATCGGTATTGCAATTTCTTCACTAACTAATGGAACCTGACCACCGCCAGTCCCCATTCGATGTTTTAAGGTTGGAACAATACCATCATCATAAATACGAACATCATTAACCCTTGTTCCATCAATGATAAGTACAGTCGCTCTGCTCTCACCAGAGTTGTCAAAAGCATTAAGTGTTGGACTTATTTCTTCATCTCTCCACACTTCTGGGGGTAAATTACCATTTTCGTCCCTTTTACCAGACCTTATGACTTTAACATACGCCTGTGTTGGCTGTGCAACACTTACACCGCCACTTTCATATCTTAATGGAGGGAAAACTTCATTAGATACTTGAATATCAATACCATTTTTAGGGCTAAAGCCATATATGTTTTCTTCTGCATCCTTATTATGCATAATAAAATTCATATCTGGTCTTTTATGATCGCTTGATGAAAGCGTTACTCCGCCTTCTTCATATTTACTGTATCCTGTTTTTCCATACCAGATAGGTTCAACAAAGCGTTCCTGAGAGGTTCTGGCAGACGATTTCCTCTTCTTTCTGCTCTTCTTAATATCCCCGTTGCTGTCTTTGGGGACAGGTAGTATTTCTCCTGCACTTCTTTCAACGGCTGAAGCACAGAAGAGAGATGTGAGGAATACTCTTCTTCTTCTTTGGGGGACTCCGAACCATTGTGCATCCAACACATGCCATTCGATTGCCAATGCCCCGATGTCGGCCATTTGGTTAATGACTTCTGCGAAGTCTTCTCCTTTATTACTTGTGAGGGCACCTGCGACATTTTCCCAGAGTGCAATTTTTGGGTACTCTCCATTAGTTTTATCTCTCATTTCTTTTATGATACGAACGGCTTCAAAAAATAAACCAGACTTTTCACCAACAAGACCAGCACGCTTACCAGCGACTGACAAATCTTGGCATGGTGAACCAAATACAATCATATCTACTGGCTCAACATCATATCCACTAACATCTTTGATGTCCAAATACTTAGGAACATCTGGCCAATGACGTTTAAGGATAGACTGGCAGTGTTTATCCCATTCAACTTGGAATTTACAAGTCCAAGAAGCAGCATCAAGACCCAAATCAAAACCTCCAACTCCTGCAAATAGGGAGCCATAAGTGTATTGTTTCATTGGAATCCAATCTTTAATATTTGGCTAACTGCTGAACCCTCAGAACTTCTGCCTGAAGTTCCTCTACTCTAGCACGAAGCATGGTGATTTCTCGCTGTGACGACAATAAAATATCTTTCACAATTGGACCGTCAAGATTCATGCTAAGTCTTACGTT